CCACATAATCCACAGCGTCTCGCGGAGATGGCGAAGGCGGCGCGGGCACTTGGGGTGAGCTACGGGCAGTATAGCGCGATACGACGCGGACTATTGAAAGTGTGATTGAGATGGTGGAGATTGTCGTGTTCGCTGCTAGTTTTGTGATTGGCGCGTTGATCGTGGATGAATTGTAAGGCGGTGGAGGAATCAAAATGAATACATGGATAGGAAGCGGGCGACTTACCAGAGATCCAGAGGTACGATATACGCAAGCGGGAAAGTGTGTTTGCCGATTGAATATCGCCGTTGACGATGGATATGGCGACAACAAGCGCACCTATTTTATCCCCGTTACCGTGTGGGATAAGTTCGGCGAGGTATGCAGCCGCAATCTGGTCAAAGGACAGATGGTCACCATATCCGGAAGGCTCACACAGCACAGCTATGAAAAAGATGGTGCGAAACGGTCAAGTATTGAGGTTATCGCGCGTGAAGTGGAGTTCGGTGAAAAGCCTCGCGGGAATGGCGGAGCTTCCGGAAGCACAGGTGTGTTTGCAGGCGTCGATGTCGATGATTCGGATATTCCGTTTTGAATAGATTTCCTTCTATATAATAGGAACTTTTTCATGAGGGGCGTGCGCCCCTTTTCCCCTCGATAAACGAATTAATATACCGACATATTTATGCACGCAGAAAGATGGCGGAGGCTCACATGGCATATCGGAGATCCAGATGGGAATCACAAGACAAGAGATTCAGGATTGAGAAGAAATACTATTCCTTTCGCGCGTTACCCATGAGACCTGAGATCAGAGAGAAAAGAGCAAAAAGACAGAACGTCACAAAAGAGACACAGGCCGCCGTGAATCGTCGCCTTCGTGCTGAAAAGTTATCCCGGCTTCTCATGGATAACTTTGCTGCCGGAGATTGGTACCTGACCTGCACCTATGCGGAGCATCCGGAAGTGGAGAGTGTGCCGAAAGAATTTGAGAAGTTCAAGCGAAAACTGCGAACGATCTACAAGAAGGCGGGCATGCCGATGAAATATATATCTGTGCTTGAGAATCTAACGGGTGCAGGACGGCCGCACGGTCACATCCTTCTCCCTGCGCTCAACAGTTCGGATCTGGAAGAAGTAAAAAAGGCGTGGGTGCATGGAAGCGTTGCAGTCAAACTCTACGGCGGGCACATCATGGATGCGGAACGTCTCGCGGACTACTACACGAAAGAGAAAATAGCCGACCATGCGGGGAGACTCCAGACAAGCCGCAACCTCATCCGTACCGCACCCAAAACGGAGACAGTCACAAAAGCAGAAGCATTCAAGACAGAGATCCAGCCGCCGAAAGGATACCGTATCATCAAGGAGCTATCGTACAGCACATACACCGCAGAGGGGTACCCGCTCTCCATTGCGTATTTTGAAAAAATCGAACAAAAGGGGAATACAAGAGGAACGCCACCGCAGCGTGGAAGAAAGGGGGCGGGTGAATGACGGCAAAAGAATATCTCTGGCGCGTGCGTGATGCGGCGCGGGAACTGAAACGACTCGAGCAGGAATACGAACAGGCACGCAATGACATTCTGAATCTCAAGGCAATATCGTATGATACGGATAAGATCACAGGTGGAAAACCCTGTGATCTTTCGGATGCAATCGCAAAACTCGAGGGATATGCGCAGCGCATCGCTGTAAAGTGGGATGAGCTCATCAAAATGCGTGAAGAGGCAGGGCGGCGTATTGAATCACTCAAAGATCGGCGGTTTCAGCAAGTCCTCAAGCGGAGGTATTTGCAGGAACAGCCGTGGGAGCAGATCGCCTATATTCTCGGCTACGATTACAGGTATGTCCTAAAACTTCACGGCAAAGCCCTTCAAAATTTTGATATGGAACTGAAAAAAGACACAGAAAGACACATACGACCTGTGCTATAGTATAAGCTGAAAAAGATAAGGGCACAGCGATGAGCGGTGCCTTTTTTGCGTGTGAAAAATCAGTGGAATCGACTGACGAAAATTTTACACATGGAACGATAGGAAAATGTCCTGCACAAAAATCAGCCATATAGACAGACGGCTCTAAGGAAAGGAGGTCGCACAAAATGGCAAAGCAATTTTACAGTTTCATCAACTCCAAGCAAAAAAATAAATTCTTAAATACTTATATCCAAGAGGGCACAGTAGGCACAGCTGCTGAAAAGTGTGGCATTACACGTCAGACGCACTACAACTGGCTGAAGGACGATCTGGCATACAAGAAAGCTTTTGAACGGGCAAAAGAGATGGCGGGCGACCTCCTTGAGGAGGAGGCGCACCGCCGTGCGGTTGAGGGCGATGAAATCGGTGTCTACTACAAAGGCATGAAGGTCGATTCGTACCGCAAAAAGAGTGACGCCCTCCTCATTCTACTCCTCAAGGGAGCAAAGCCGGATGTCTATGCAGATCGACAGGAGACAAAGATCAGCGGAGAAATCACCGTGAACCAAGCGCGGGCACTCAAGGACGCAAGGGAGCGAATCAAAAATGCAGCAAGCAATACAGCAGGAGATGATTGACTTTCTCGCAGAGCTCTCCTATGACCCCGTGGCATTCGTGCATGGCGCATTCCCGTGGGGAGAGGATAAGCTCGAAGGTCAGCAGCCGCAGGACTGGCAGCTTGACCTTCTCGCAGATATCCGCGACAGACTCAAGACGCCGGGCAAAGTCATCCGTGAGGCAATCGCATCCGGGCACGGCATCGGAAAGTCTGCGCTCGTCTCGTGGATCATCCTCTGGGCGATATCTACGCACGAGGATACGCGCGGGATTATCACTGCAAACACAGACACGCAGCTCAAGAGCAAGACGTGGGCGGAGCTTTCCAAGTGGTATGAGTGCTTTATCGCAAAGGACATGTTCACCTACACGGCGACGGCCATATTCTCAAATGAGTCGGGGCATGAAAAGACATGGCGGATTGACGCGATCCCGTGGAACGAACATCACAGCGAATCCTTCGCTGGTCTGCACAATCAGGGCAATCGCATTCTCCTAGTCTTTGACGAAGCCTCTGCGATTGCAAATATCATCTGGGAAGTTGCCGAAGGTGCGATGACCGATGCAGATACAGAGATCATCTGGTGCGCATTCGGCAACCCAACGCGTACCAGCGGACGCTTTTACGATTGCTTCCACCGTGACCGTGCACTCTGGAAAACGCGACAAATTGACAGTCGCGACGTTGCCATCAGCAACAAGGAGCTCATTGCCGAGTGGGCGGCGACGCGCGGGGAGGACAGCGATTTCTTCAAGGTGCGCGTACGGGGCGAATTCCCATCAGCCTCAGAAATGCAGTTTATCTCAGGGACACTCATTGAGGCAGCGACAAAGCGCGTCATCCACAAACACGAATTTGACTTTGCGCCCGCCATCATCGGTGTGGATCCTGCGTGGACGGGAGAGGACACCCTTGAGATATTCCTCCGGCAAGGATCCATGTGCAAACATCTTGCCACCTACCAAAAGAACGATGATGACGTACACATGGCGGAGATCATCGCATACCTCGAAGATCAGTACCGTGCCGTTGCAGTCAACATCGATCAGGGCTATGGTACCGGCATCTATTCCGTTGGGCGCAATATGGGGCGCAGCTGGAATCTCGTATCCTTTGCGGCAAAACCACGGGATGAATACTATGCCAACAAGCGCGCGGAGATGTGGGGTGAAATGAAAGAGTGGATCAAGACCATTGGAGCACTGCCAGATGACACGCAGCTACGCGATGATCTCGCGGGTCCCGAAGCATTCATGAACCGCAGTGGAAAACTCCAACTCGAGAGCAAAGAGGACATGAAAAAGCGCGGGCTCGCCTCGCCCAACAAAGCGGACGCGCTCGCCCTCACCTTTGCATTCCCAATCCGTGTGGAAAGCGGATGGCGGGATACCATGTGTAACACCGACTATGACCCGTTTTGAAAAAGCAATGTGCAAAATCAAGTAGCAATGTGAAAAAACTTCACGTTGTTTTTTTTATTGCCATGAAAGGAGGTGATCCTATGTGCAGCGGAGGAGGCGGCGGAGGCGGAAGCTATACCCCGCCGAAAGTAGATCCGGCCCCGACAGTGGTGCAGTCCTCGGATGTTGGTTCTGGTGACAGTGCGGCAAAGAGTCAGAAACGCCGTCATGGGCGTGCATCGACGATGCTTTCAAGTGATCGGGATACGATTCTTGGCGCACTTTCCAATGGTGGCGGGCGCACAACGCTCGGATAAGGAGGAACTATGCAGGAGCAAATAACACAGGGGGCGCGTCTGCCCCCGCTCATTCGTGCGAGCGATCTGGCCGCGCGTATTGAGCTCAATCGAAAACCAATCGAGCAGACCGTTCGACAGCTCATCGAGAAGCGACACACCTATGAGAAACGATGGAAAGCAATCCGTGATTATCAGCTCTCGTACGTCGGCGCATTTGACGGCGTGGATGATGAAACGAATGGCGGCAACCGCAAAGATACAAACGTCTGGCATAACTGCGCATGGGACAGCAATCAGATCTTTGCGGCGGGCGTTATGGGCGGCCTTACACCGCCTTCGCGCAAGTGGTTCCGGCTCGACTTTGCGAACACCGAACTCAAGGACAACTCCGATCTTGGCAAAGTCCTTGACGAGCGCATTGACATCCTCGCGGACGTGCTCGAAAAGAGCAATTTCTACACGGCTGTCCATAGCTGTTACCTCGAACTCGCTTTTGGGCAAGCACCGCTCGGTATCTTTCCAGATCATCAGTACGGCGTTCACTTCGTCCCGTATCCCATTGGAAGCTATGCCATGGAGAACGGTCCCGACGGCACCGTGCAGACATTCTGCCGCCGATACAAGATGAGCGCTGCGCAGCTCGTGGATAAATTCGGCATGGAGAACGTACCGGAGAACATCCGCAACGAGGTCACGAACGGTCCCGGCATCAAGGCGGATCATACGGTCATATGGTATGTCGGTGCCAATCGGCACCATGACCCACAAAAGATTGGCAGTTTTCACCTGCCCTATATTTCCGTGTACTACCTCGAAGGTAGTGCGGAGGATGAATATCTTCATGTGGGCGGCTTCCACGAATGGCCCGTGCCCGTCGCGCGGTACCTCATCACAGGCAATGAGAGCTATGGAAAGGGACCCGGATGGTTCGCTGAGGGTGATGCGAAAATCCTGCATCTCCTTGAAAAAGACAAGCTGACCATGGTCGAGCTGAGTGTGAAACCGCCTGTTGTGGCAGATGATTCGCTCGGTATCAAGGGGATTAACCTTGTACCGGGCGGCAAGACGTTCGTACAGCAAAAAGATGCGGTAACGCCGCTCTTCCAGGTGCAGGGCAACCTTGACCATCTGCGTGAAGTCGTCGCAGATGTAACGACACGTATCAAACGCGCTTATAGTGCTGATCTTTTCATGATGCTCGATCAGCAGGAGAAGTCCATGACCGCGCGGGAAGTGCTTGAGCGCACACAGGAGAAAATGAACATTCTCGGTCCCGTCGTGCAGCGGATGCAGTTTGAATTCCTCGGGCGCATCATTGAGCGCGTCTACAACATCCTCGACCGTGCGCACATGTTCCCAGAGCCGGAGGATGAAGAGATGGCAGAGATTCTGCGCGATCAGGAACTCAAGATTGAGTACATCAGTCCGCTCGCACAGGCGCAGAAGATGAGCGGTCTTGTCAATATCGAGCAGGCCGTTGCATTCGTGGCGCAGATAGCACAGTTCAACCAGGATGTCCTGGATAAGGTCGACTGGAACGAGAGCATCAATCGTTACTTTGACATGCTCGGTGCACCTGCGGCAATCAAACGCACGGATGACGAGTATGAGGCGATTCAGCAGCAAAAGCAGGAGATGGCACAGAAGCAGCAACAGATGCAGGAGGCAGCCGCAATGGCACAGATGGCGGCACCTGCGGCACAGGCGGCAAAGAACGCCACAGAGGCGGCGCAGGATGGGAATCCTGCTCTGCAGCAGCTCTTTGGGATGACACAGGTCTGATCGGAGGC